CGCGAATCGTGGTTGCCCCATGTGTAGACTAGCTTGACGTTATGTCGCGCCTCCTTGGCTGTTTCCTCGACCTCACCAAGCGCTGCTTGGCAAGCCTTCAGTTCTTCAATAAGTGTCGGGGTTTTGGGGCCAATCCCTGCTGGTGGGTGCCGACTAATGTTAGCCCCATCTAATGCGTCCCCGTTACACACCACAACTTGTGGCTTAAACTCTTTAATCGCCCATAAAAGAGCGTCGTAGGCTGTGGTGCGGATGCCAGGCCAGAAGTGTGCGTCAGAGAAAACAATGACTGTGCCATTTAGGATGCCCAACTGCTTGCGCTCGTATGCGCCTTTTGATCTTGGTGGTCTATTATTAGGATTCTTGGCCTCCAATAACAGACCATATTTTGTCTCTAAAGCAGCCCTACGCCTCTGAAGGGTTCGTATATTGCCCCCTATTATGTTTTGTAAAGCGGCAATAGATTGGTGTGTTTTCCACAATTCTATGAACTCAGCATCAGTAATATTAGGTGTTTGAGGCATGATTATTCCAGTTTTAAACGCCAGTAACTTGTGTGTTTAGTCATCCAAGGCTTGCTTGGGTTAAACATCTTAAAACCGCAGGAGATTAGGGAGTTTGCAGAGGCTGGGTTGTCAAAGGTGCTGGTGACAATCCAGTTCATTTTGAGAGCTTTTGCTTGTCTGATTCTGACCCGAATAAACTTCTTCTGTAGCCCCTGTCCACGATAATCAGAAACAACGCCGCAGCGTACAAGGCAAGCGCAATCAGACCACCAAGGACTACAAATAAGACCTGCGAAACCAATATCCACGCCATCCTTAACAGCAATCCACCAATATCCATGAGTTGTGTCGTACGGTTTATCAAATGGTAGGCACTTTCTTTGAAGTGCCGACAGTCTCGTCTGCACAGCAGGTTGCCGTGTATCCACGCGATGTATTTTCATAGGGCGTATTACACGCTGACAACATGAAAGATTTATGAATAAGCCCGTGTGCCTTGTTTATCAATAATTAAGGCCTGCTTGCGTGGTGAGTTGTATGGGGTGTTTGGCACAGATATATGCGTCCATGAATTGAACTCACGAATGATCTGGTCGTATCCAATGCCAGAAGCAATCACAGCTTTAACTACTTCATCAGGGGTAACACCTGGCACTCTAATGTCAGCAGCACACCCTACACGATGCTGAGAAGTATCCTTAGACCCTACAGCGTCATTGACTTGTTTAGACCTAAAGGCACTGTTAACCATAATAGGTTTGCCATCTAGCAAGGTCTTAACCTCCTCAAGCAATTCAGCCAAGCGCTTTAAGTTGTTTATCTCAGAACTGTTGGGAGTATTGTCAAACTCTCTGTGGTCAGTTACCGTAAGTTCTTCAAGAGTAAAGTGTGGTGTTAATAGCATTTTTATTTCTTAGCTTTCATATCCATAATCTTCTCTAGTGTTCTGCCACCAAAGTAGAAAGACATAATTAACATACCCCATTGCCCAAGTAACTCAACATAGTTGTTGTTCACTTCAACATCCCACGCAGACATCATGGCAAAAACTGTGTAGGTAATTAAGATAAACACCAAGGTCATAGGACGAATGTTCTTAGACAACCAAGAGTCACTAGCCATGTCTGCTTTGAGTCTTTCAGTCAGTTCATGGGACTCAGCAACGTCAGCGTTGAGCTTTGCCAGCTCACCGTTTTGTTGCATTTCCAACAGTTTTAGTTTGGCTTGTTCTGCCTGTGCTGGGTCAGGAAAGACCTTATCTAATATCTTTCCACCAATGTCTATGAGTGCGCCAATAGGTATCATTTATTTCTCCAACAAATTTCAGCTTGCTTCTTATAGTAGTCAGCCCGCTTGTCGTGTTCTCTGACAAACCAAGACGCACCAACCACAACCACAACAAGGAATATGGTTACAACCACCATCACAGCAATTTCCCATACTAGTATCCCCATCTCCATTCCCTGTCATACTCAATTAACCAAGTTAAAAACCACATAAACGTACACACATAAACTATTGCAATCAAACTAGCTATGTATATATGTACTTTTTCTTTGATTCTTCTGCTGCGCTCTAGCCTCTTTAACTCTGCCTGTCTCTCAGCCTCTTGTTGTAGTTTGGTTATTGCTTTGGCTTCTTCAATCAACTTGTCTCGTTCTGCTTGAATCTCTACCCACAAGTCAGGCATACCCAGCTCGTATCTAACCATGTGTTCTAAGTCTTTGTAATACTGCCTAATCTGACGAACGTGCATCACGTTATCAATAGCTTGCAGAGTTACATTCTTTACCTTCCCCTGCTTGGCAAGTTCCTTAGTCTCTTCTGTCTTCTTTTTGTAGTCTTCTTCTAGTTGGTCTTGACCGTGAAAGAATTTCGAGAGTAGCCCACCGACTTCACCAGCAATACCTGCAACCTCACCGCCAGTCTTCTTGATGTCTTGATATGCTTGAACTGCCGTCTTGATTCCCTCATAGGCGAGCTTGCATCCAGCGAAGATGAGAGTAGGTTCAATCTTTCACCTCTTTATAAATTTGGTAGCACTTATGGCAGATCATCAAGACCGTGTAGATCAGAGTAACCCACAGCAATATCTCGCTAACTTGAATGCCAGCGACAGTTGCAAGGGATACTCCGACTGGAGGTGCTGCCTTAGTAATTAGCGCAGCAGCTCCTTCGGTTGTGTGCTCTGTTGTCATGCCACCTCAACCCATGCCAATGTAGGCTCATCCCAAGAATAACGCTTGCCGTCAGTAGGCATTGGTGTTGGCGCAGACCACAGACAAGTCTCCTCGCTCATAGTCCATGATGGATAGGGCTGTGGAGGTATGAAAGCATCTCTAGTGCCGTCATAGGTGTAGCCAATACCAGCGTAGTTTTTACGCAAAGGCCTGTTTTCTGGGTGTTGACCGCCATGCGTGTTGTATGAGGTTTGCACCCACCCATGACCAAAGATGCCAGAGTCAATGACATCTTGTTCGGCAACGATGACCTGAACTACTAACCCGTTTTCTACTTTTGCAAAGTGCATTTGTTTCTCCTTATGCCGTGTATGAGCCTGAACTTGTGTAAGTCAGAATTGTGTTTGAACCGCTTGTCGTGACAGTTGGTGAGCCTGTGGTTGCACCAGAATAGTTGATTGTTGGCAAAGAAAGAATAACTACACCAGAGCCACCATTTCCACCTACTTGGTTTCCAGTTCCACTTAAACAAGAACCTCCACCTCCACCGCCTGTGTTTGGACTTCCAGCAGTACCAACGCCTGTGTTGTTTGCTCCTGCTCCACCACCCCCAGAACCGCCTACTCCAGCAGTACCGCCAGTACTATAAATTGCTCCACCGCCACCGCCAGCGTAAGTTACCGATGTGCCTGTAATTGAAGATGCTGTACCCGCACCACCAGCACCAGCAGTAGTGCCGTTTGGTGCAGTAGTGCCTGTTGCTCCTGCGCCACCGCCACCGCCACCTGGATAATTTGGGGCAGAAACAAGACCATTACCGCCTGCATTACCTTGACCTGAAGTTCCAGTACCGCCAGTTCCGCTTGTAGTGTGTGTGCTACCACCACCGCCAGAGCCGCCAGATAAACCATTTATATAAGTTGCGGCACTTCCGTTAGAACCACCAGCACCGCCACCAAGAACTGTAGTTGCTACTGCGCTAAATGATGAGTTTGTCCCATTAGCACTTTGACCAGTTGTTCCTGTCGCTCCCCCACCGATTACGACTGTATAAGTTGTTCCTTTTACTATGCTAGTAGTGCTACTTAACAATCCACCAGCACCACCGCCACCACCAGCATTATTACCAGAATTAACAGTACCGCCTCCTGCACCACCACCAGAAACAATCAAATAAGTTGCCGTATATTGTCCTGACAAAGACCCGCTAGAAGTAAATGTGTGAATAGTGTTGCCACCAGAAGATGTGACTGTTCCACCAGTAAACACTTGTGAGCCAGCGTAAGAGATGATTACAACGCCAGAGCCGCCAGAGCCACCAGCACCAGAACCACCATTACCGCCCGCACCACCGCCACCGCCACCAGTATT